AGTCAATCGTGCCGCCGGGATCCCGCCCCGTAATCATCGCGTAAGAAAGCCCGTTGGAAGCATTGGCATTGTCGCGAAGAACCACTTCATTAGCCATATCGAGTGTCAGGCTTGAAAATACGCCAGAACTCCATGCCGAGCCAAAGTTCAATGTCAGGTTTGCGCTGCGGAACTGTGGTGGCAAGGTCGATTCATACGTTATGCCGCTAAGCATTGCCGTGTCTGTCGTGTCCTGATAGATCCCCGTAAATGTAAACACGAAGTAGCAAACGCCGTTTGCGGTACATTCGAGCGAAACGTTTCCGCGGGCACCATAGACCACAACGGCCCGGCCGTCGTTGTAAAAGCCAAGCGTTAGCGTGTCTGTGTCGTCGTCGTCGGAGTCCGGCTCGTAGACTACGCTTGTGCCGGAATTGATCGTCTCTCTGAATCCACATCCCTTAAGCAAAACTCCCCAAGACGGCGGCGTATCAGCCGTGCCGGAGCCTTTGACTTCGACACGGCAGGTTACCGTTGCGACCTTCCGTGCAGCCATAGACGGCATCGTCGAAAGGTCAGACCGTAGCGGATTGCGCTCCGCAAAAGTGAAGTCCGGTTCGCAGGTCAAGTCTTCGACCAAGATTCCGGCATCGCTTGCGGAAAGCGTTTCCGCGGTCCCCTTGGTCGATTCGACCTTTGCGGCCAGTTGCCGCTTCCTTCTAATCAACGCCATCGGTCTTCCTCCTTATCTCTTAGTATACGGATCGCCATAAGCATGCCGATATTTAACCCGTACAATTAACCGCGCGGCGGCTTCGGGGCTGAATTCTTCCGAAACCATCGTCTCCGCGCTTTCAACTTCCGTATCCAGAGCCAATCCACCATGTGTCGGATCGGCACATATCGCTTTATGCACGTCAGCTAAGAGCGCTTCAACTGCCCAATCTGGATGGCGGCTATCCCGTGCCCAAAGCGTTAGCTCGATCCGTAAAAGCGATTCTACGACATCGCTAACCCTTGTCGTGTAGCTATCCCCTAAGTCGTACAGGAACACAGCGTCATATTGCCGGATCGTCGGCACAAGATAAATTAGCCTTTCCGCCGTGCGTACCGTCCTTTCATATCCCGCACTTTCTTTCACAGCGCGTACTTCGTCAAGAATTGCATCGAAGATCTGGACTCTTACGCTATTTGCCACGGCGGAAAATCTCCTGGAACCGCCTAGAGAGTCTTGCAACTAACCGGCCAAGGTTCTTCTGGAGGCTGTCCCTAAGTCCCATCCGGGCCGGGATGCGGACGACGTCCCTAAGAACAAAAAGCCATTTTGCGGCTTTCTTGGCCGTTCCAGGGACGTGGCCGCCAAAAGAAACCAGAAAGAGCCCGCCGGAAGGCGTGCGGACGCACCGCACGTTCAGTCCTGCAAGTGTAACCCGCAACGGGCTTGACCAGCGGGCCACACCTGCTTGTGTCTTGGCATCCGCAAGTGGAATGGCAAGCTTCTTCGCTCGCTTTGGGCGAATTTCGCCACCGAATTCATGGATGGCTGCATATTTCGCTGTACTTTTTATTTCGACGGACGTATCCCAGAAATGCCTACCCTTGACTGCAAAGCGGAATGAGCGCCGGAGCGTACCAGTGCGCGGATGCAGCCCCGGACGGCCTGTCAGCCGTTCCGCCTTAAAGCGCGCTAAGGCCCAATGTGCCCAGCGGCCAAAAGAAAGCGGCGCTTCCCGGACGATTTCGTCTTCCATTTTGTCCAGGGTCTTTAGCAGCTCTTCCCGCGGCATGCGCACGTCGATCATTCCGTCACCCTCCGGCAGCGGTAACGGTCAAGAACGGGCTTCACTTCTGGAAGCCAATAGCCGTCAACGTTCCGCGATACGGTGCCTTGGCCGCTGGATACGGACGCAGCGCCCGGCTTTGTACGCATCTGCCATAGATAGCCGACTTGCCGTGCACAAGCCATCGACAGGTCGGGATAGCTTGCGATAAGTTCTTCCGTATCCGCAGCCATCCCGCCGCTGTAGATCACGCGAAGTGCACGGTAGCCGGAAACTAACGTCCAACGCTCTATATAGAGCAGCCCGGCCTCTGTATCGACTGTATAACAGTCATCGTCAACTTCGGACTCCGTATCCCAGTCCCAATCCGTGGCATTATGCACGGAACTGATCGAGGAAACCGGGTATGCCGAGAGCTGATAGATCGTCCGGTTATATTGCACGCTGAAGTACTCGGTATATGTGTCCCGCTGGATCCACCTGCAGAGATAGTCCTGCATGGCCTTCGAGACTTCTTCGATAAGCGCATAAAGAAGCCCGTCAACGCTGGGATCATCCGGGCTAAAAGCGATAAGCGATTTGACTTGGTCAATGCGCGCAAGGTGGATCACGGCTCATCCGGTTCCTTCTTCTTTGGCTTGCGCTTGACAGGTGCCGACATGGACCGGTTCAGCGGCGAGGTCATTTCACGCTCTTTGGGCTCGGGAACGACTTCCAGTTTGTGTCTTTGCCCAGCAACCTCTTCTTCGGAAGCTTCAAAGACGGTCCCTTCGGCTAAAACTTCCCGCTTAGCGGTATAGAAGACGTAACCTTTGCGGACTTTCCACTTGGCCATAACTCCTCCTTGTTATTGCGTTGCAACCAAAGCGGGACAGAGACGGGCAGGATGCGCGAAGCATCCTACCCGTCATGTCCCGCCCCTGCCGCATTAGCTGACGACGGTCACGTCATTGGCCAAGCAGAAACTCTCGGCATGCCGCACGCCGATATCAACGTAGTAGACCACCTTGATATCGACGGCGTCATTGGACCAGCTCGGACCTTGCGGGTTGACGTCGATCCGGACTGTACCCCACTCGCCAATGATTAGGTCTTCAATGTTGCCAAAGTATATCTCGGTGCAGTCCTCATTGCTACCAACCGTTAGATCGATCGGAATCTGCGTTGTTGTGTAGATCGGGAAGCCGTAGAGCATCCCCTTCGAAGATGCGGTCGGATCCGGATCCACAAGCGGCCGGTTTTGGCTATCCTTTAGCTTCCGCAAGTCACGGACGGTCCGCGGATGTACGATCCAAACCGGGGTGCCCTTCAGCGCATTGTCCTTCTCCACCTCATAAACCATATCAATCAGCTTGTCCAAGCTGAGAGCTCCGCCGTTGGTTCCATCGCCGAAAGTCACCGTATTGATGTTGCTTGTGTTTGCAATCCCAGTCGGTTGTCCACCGCTTCCGGTACCGCGAAGAGCCGCCAAATCGACCGCTTCTGCGATGACCTGAGCGAGGTCTTGCCGCACGATTTGCTCGGCCGCAGCCGCCGAAGTTTCCAAAAGCAGGTTGGAAATCGACGTCCGCCCGGCGCAAATCTTCGGCGAAAGCTCAAGCTGTGCGGCCGTCATGTCAGAAGCGGTAATGCTTCCGCCTTCGGAAACCCAGTAAGCGGTCGCAGAGCCGGAAGCTTTCGGGATCTTCGCCGGTGCGCCTTTGAAAGTTAAGACACGCGCTCCGGCTTTCCGGACGACGATGTTGGCGTACAGGTTTTCAATAAACTGCTCCGGCAGGAACTCCGCGGCAACCCAGTAGCCACCTGCGGATCCGGTGCCGAAGGTAAGCGTACGCTTCTTGGAGGTCTCTTCAATGGCGTACTTCTCATATTCGGCCAGCTTCCAGTCGCGGTTGTTCAGCGCAAGCGCAAGCCGCACAAAGGAAAACTCGTCCTCGGGCGGCATCTCAGCTTGCGACTTCCTGCGCGGTTTGAATTCCCGATTCTTCGGCTCGGCAGAATCTGCCCCTCCATCGGGCGGACCGACGAGCCTTTCTTGCCGGGATTGAACCGCATCCACCTTCTTTTCAATCTCGGCGATCTTGTCAACCAACTGGGTAAAGTTCCCGGAAATCTGGTCGATTTTTTCCAGAAGCTTTTCCATTTCTTTCTCCTCCATTTCGATCTCTTGTTTTAGTTCCGGGACGTTTTTGCTTTCCGCCGTATCGGTTTTAGCTTCCGGCACGGTTCCGGTGGACCGCGTATCCGCCGATTCCCCGGACGGTTCCGCACTTTCGGCTTTAGCCGACACGTCTTCCAGCATTTCCGCCCCAATGGCTTTTACGATATCGGGATGGTCTTCAACCCATTTCTTAGCTTTGTCCAGTGTCCATCCGTCGCCCTTTGGAAACCGCAGGCTTTGCAGCGTCATGGTTTTTTCCCCTTTGAGACGCCCGGCAACGGCAAAGACCCGCGGCTTGGACTTCTTGATCGGGATACGCCGGAAAGAATCCGGCTCAAAGTCTTCCGGATCGCGGATACGGTAGCGGATTTCGGTATAGTCCGGGCTGTCGTCCCAGCCCGGCCGTTCAAGAACCATGTCGCCCGCATCTCGCGTTTCCGGAATATCGTCCCATACTTCGGCGAAGATCTCTTTCAGTTCCGCCTCGTCATAATCCCTTAGCTCGGGCGGTTCCTTGTCAAACTGCTTGTAGTGTCGCGCAAGGTGGTTATATACGCCTTTCTTATCGGCTTCGGGGATCTTCACGCCGCCTCGTGCACCCAGAAGTGCGGCCATGGCTGCGGCAACGCCCCGCCAAACGACCGGTTGTGCACCATCGCCCTTATGGTGGGGCAGCTTGTAATTGCGGCGCAGCGTTGGATCTTCGCCCGTTTGAAACCATGCGTGCATCTTGCGAAGGCGCTT